AAGATGCTCACTGTGCGTTTTCAAAACCTGACAGCCCTCGGTGTACCCAGATTCCCTGTCGGTGTGTGTATTAGAGATTACGAATAATATTAAGGTAAAGAAATGAACAGCAAAATTGCCATAGATGTAGATGAAGTCCTCGTACACTTTTTGAAACCTATGTCCAAGAGGAGGGGAGTTAAATTACCTAAAAATCAAAAATACAATTACCTTTATAGAGAAGTTTTTAATTGCACAGAAGAAGAATCTCAAGTAATACTTCACGATTTTTACATGTCGGAAGACTTTCGTAATTTGAAGCCCATTGAGGGTTCCCAACTCGCTATGAATAACTTGTATACAATCTTTGATAAGATGTATATCGTTACGGGTCGTCAAGAAATTGTTAGGGAACCCACTGAAATATGGATTGATCATTTCTTTCCGGGTGTTTTTGATGATGTCATTCTCACAAATAGTTTCACAGACAATGAAATCAAGAAGATTGACGTTTGTCGCGCTCTAGGCATTGGTTGTATAATTGATGACAGTATGGGGACGTGTAAAGAATGCATTGAAGGTGGTGTGGAGGCTATAAATTTTGTGGGTGAGGATGTATACCCGTGGTGTGAAGAGAGTGATATCAGTCTTCGTCGTTGGGTGGACCATGATATTCAGGTACTTTAAACAGCGTTGGGTGTACTACATTTTTTTGATTCGGGTGATAAAATTCAATGTAAAGAATCACACGGTCTTCTTTAGACTTATTTTCAGCCCAATGGGGATATTTTGCATTTAATATGATATGTTTACCATCTTCTTCTTTTACAGTACCCATACTCCAATGATGTAAATAACAGTCGTCCGGACATTTAAGACCTAGATGATAAGTGAACCTGTAATTAGGACCACTGGGATCTACGTGTTCTTCTAGCTGTACACCACCTTTCATGAGGGCAAAACCAGCAATACGAATACCCGGTATCTGAGAAAGTAACTTGAAAGTTTCTGGGCATTTAGCGCAATTACCTGATAATGCCACATTTTCCCAATAAAACGGCCAGCTAATCCAATCATTTTGAACATGATCTTGCCCTCCCTTAAGCCAACCACACTTACCAGCCGAATAATCACTTAAGATTTTTCTCATTGTATCACTACCTTCCCATTGACCAGTTGGTCTAGGTTTATCACTAATAAATTCATTCATTGGTAAATCATCAAGCTCTTTACGAATGATTTTCCAATGATCTTTGAGATCTTTAAGATTCATTTGTTTTAAATAGAAGTATTTTTTTAATATCGCGTAATTGTAGATGAAACACTTTTACGCCATACTTTTTTCAGTCCTTTTGGGGTATGCATATTACGAGATGATGGAAGCGTCCCTACCCACAGAGACAAACTGTAGTTACATGGCTTCGCCCATGACAGATCTCCTAGCGTTTTTATGGGGGTTTGTACTCATGGGTTACGGTGTGAGATACGACAACGCTGTACTGACCTTATTAGGTTGTACGATTATCGTTGAACATATTTTCCAACTCAAGAGAAAGGTGTAGATGTTCCACCTATTAAAATTAACCCCTAAACAAAAGGGTTAGTAAGATTAATAAGTTTATCACTGCCATTCGTTTTCATGTAAATAACTTCGTCGCATTCACCACCTTTCATAACGAGTTCAGCCTCTCCACACTCAGTACCGGATGCCTTGTGTCTATCACATGCAACTTGAGTCTTCATAGTGATATTCATATCCTGACTGTATCCTATGAAGGTCCTATCAACCCCCCCTTCTTTGTTTTTAGCTTCAACAATGGCTTTCCATGAATAGGGACCAAATTTCCATTCGTTCGTGGAGTCAACAGGTGGTGGTGGAGCGTCCAAACTTGTAGCGTTATGTCGTCCACCAAAACGTCGTTTAATGGAGACGACGGGTTGGAACAGAAGTTGTGTTACACTCAACATTGAAATACAATGTACATACAGTTTTAAGTTACTTTTACTAGTTGACATTTTCCAACTAGTAAAAGTAATTGTGCACTCAAAGGGTTTCGAACCCCTGACCTCAAGCTTTATTGGTGGAAAATGATAGATTAACAATATTACTACGCATCCATTTCCAAAGTGGATTCATAGTTATATAATACGATAGGTTATTTTTACAAAATGGAAAACACTTTGTAAAAGCAACTAACTCCCCCAACCGGGTTCGAACCGGTGACCTCACGATTAACAGTCGCGCGCTCTACCAACTGAGCTATGGGGGAATGGGTCCTCTCTACCTGAATCGAACAGGTGACAAATGGAACTACAGTCCATTGCTCTACCAACTGAGCTAAGAGAGGAATATCAAGCTCCTACCAAGACTTGAACTTGGGGTGGTGGATTCAAAGTCCACAGTGTTAACCAACTACACCATAGGAGCCGGAGCCTCAGCTACTATATCAGTAATTTGATTCTTTTCTTTAACCTCATTTATATATTTAAATCCGATTAACGTTATTGAAAAAAGTCCAGCGGATGTATTAGCTATGATCATTGGAATCACACTGTAATACACGGAATATATGAGACCCAAAGAACTCGCTACCATATTCAGTCCAAGAAACTTGTAATCAATCGCATTGGTATCCTTCTCCTTGTACACATGGTGTACTTGGGGTATGAACATAATAGCAATTAGTATTGCACTTGTCAGCCCAATGCCATCAACGAGGTTCATCTTATTCTAAACTATTTTCTAATGTTTAAGTAGGTATGTTACCACTTCTCATTGTGTTACTCGTGATAGTACTAGTGTTCTTCTACAGTAAGAGAACTACTAAGATAGAAGAATACGATTACAAGTGTTTTTTATTGACTGTACCAAAAGAGGAAAAGAGAAGAGAACGTTTCATGAAACATCACAGTCCTGAAGTGCCAATTGAAATCATATATGGTCCAGATACACGGGATATCAAAAGCGCAAGAAAGTTTGAACACATGATTGAGGGTGAATATTTCGAAAAAGCTGTAGAAATGCACTACGACAATAGTGTGAAGAGGCCCGACATCACATATTTTAACATGGGTGCTATTGGCTGCTTCATGGGTCATTTAGAGTTTTACGACCGATGTTTTGACCAGGGGTTGAAATATGCAGTTATTTTTGAAGACAATGTACTTGTAAAATCCAATCGTCTCTATAAAGAGATACAGAATGTCATAGATGAAAGGGGTGATGAATTTGAAATGTGTTTTTTCCATTGTCTCTCACGTCTTCCCGACAAACAAGATGGGAAGTTAGAAAAGGTCAAATGGATCTCCAGTACCAAATGTTACCTCGTTAACGTTGAAAATATGAGAGGCTATATAAAGCATTTTTTACCCATGGATAACCACATTGATATGAAACACGAAGATCTCATAGCTAAAGGTGCTAGAGTCTATTACAAAGATATGCGTCGGTACATGAAGATTGATCGGACTCACCATAGCACAATTGGTCACCATGAACACGGTCGTAAAGAGTTCTTTTCTAAACTCCATCCATCTGCAACTCCACGAGATGTCAAATGGGGGTATTAAGTGTGTCTCTCTGTAATCATATATTCCGGGTACATCTCACGCATTAACCGCTTTTGTGGGAGATAAATATTTCTTTTCTCATTGAGACACATAGCCTCAGTGACAAAATTAACAATCTTCTCGTCGTGTCTAACATCCATTTGGATCGTGTAACCTGAAACCAAAGTTTCGTGTACATCTAGATACACTTTAGCCGTGGGGAACAAGATGTTCTCGCTGAGGGTCATAGTATTAAAATGACGACCGAGGACAGCCAAACGAAATCTAGCGACGGACATAATTCTGTACTTTTCCTACGCTCCAAACGAGACTCAAGATTGCCGTGGCGTTTTTGAAAGTCTCCTTAGGGGAGTTCATTTATAGATTTTATATAGTTTTGGTTTCACTTAGGTTAAGCAAATGACTTGGTAGTTCCCTCCTCCTTTCGTTTCTCACGACACGCATCATTCTTCTCCTTCTTCTCAGCAGCCTTCTTGGGGTTCGCCTTCGCCTTGTTCTCCTGTTTGATTTTCTTCTTCTCGGAATCGGTGAGTTTATCCTTCTCAGTCTTGTCAATCGCCATTATATATGTATATCATTTTAAATCTATAAGTTCCTAATGTATACAGGTCTCTCAGTTCTGATGATTGAGAGACCCATACTCAATATAGACTTAGCTAACCGCGATTTCACGAAGATAACACTGTGATCTACATATCTTCTTGAATTTGGACGATGACGATCTAGGACTTCCTTCATGGAAAGGACCCTCCCAATTGAAACCTTTTTACACTCGGTGAGATCTATCATGAAATGCACTGGTTTCTTATAGGACCATGCATGTGTGAACATGGAATCCAAAACCTGAGGTGTTGTTGTATCTCTAATTTTGATATTGTACTGGAGAGACATTATGAATTAACAATCTTATAATATTTTGAGGATATATTTCTCCATAAAACGTCTCTAAACCAATTCAAATATCCATTGACATTTCTACATGTATAGTGACTAAGGCGGTCATCACATGGTTTATTGATAAAGTCCATGATGAGGAGTAACCGTTCACCAGTCTTAAACTGAACTTTGTGTAAACAATTATTAGCTTCTAAAAATACACCCATATTCTCCTTGAAAGGAAACGCATCATATCCCTCTATAGAAAACACTGTATCACTCGTATCATGAATTGGAATCACTAATCTATATTGTTTAACATCTGGTCCATATCTCTTTATATCATGGTGATAGTTTTCATAGTACTGTGCCTTCATACCCTCGAAATAATAACGAAGCCAGCACCTCTGCAAATCTAGGGAATTAACGGGGTATAACTGTTCACCAACAACTTGTGACAATTGCTTCAAAAACTTTTCATTCGAATAAAAGTTTAACTTTACATCTTCATTCAAGTTCTTATTCTTCTTAGCCCTACCTAAAAATGTATCAACGAGTTTCTGCCGACACGTTTCAGATAAAATATCTTCAACGATTACAAACCCTTCCCCTCTGGTGACCTGATCACCCCGGGTATTGACATCACAGTTTAACTCTATATCGTCCACCTTTCTCTTATAAAGAAGAAATGGTACCACAAATACGAGTATTAATAATATTATGACAATGTATTTCATCTACTATATACAGCCATTTTTATAAACATACAAGAAATGTTTATAAAAATGATTAATCTGGTCAAGAATCTGTACCATCTTCCGATAATTTCTAAATTTATTACTAATAGAAAATTTTATAGTTAATGTATACTTCTGAAGTTTTGATCATATGAAAAAATAGTTTTTTCAAAACTTATCGGAAGGTGGAACAGATTTTTTGTCCTCATATTGCAACCTCTTTTGCTCTTACTAAAGTATTGTTGTAACGAGGAAAAACGTTATAACAATACCCCCGCTGGGAATCGAACCCAGAATTTGACTTCACTTAACTGGATGTTACTCCATTATTGGCATACGCATGGTATAAGAATCATGTGATAAGACCGTTTCACTACAGGGGCTCAAAACTCATAAACTGTCACAGTAAATCGTCCTCGCTGTTTTACCATGGTTTCTAAGAAGAGTTCTCGTATCTTATCCTTACCACGATCTGTACCTTTAAGCAATTTCATCTGTTTATCAATTATGGCTTCTGATCTAAATGTTATATATTCTGGTGTATAACATTCAACGCCATCTGTAGTATCTATAGTGACTGTATTTGGTGGTGATGTTTGAGCCCCTATGAATTTTGGGTCCTTGTACATCTCTCTAAACATTCAAACTTACACTACATCTTCATTTTAATTAAGTAAATCGTGAGAAATATACATGACAAAAAACAAATAACGCTAATGTAATCATAGGCCTTCTTTATGTTATCATATCCCGGTTGGACATTCTTATCTATACCAGATGGTTTGACTATGAGATTATCCAATAAAAAATAAGCACTACCCCAACCTTCTTTTGCATTTTCAGTTTCCACTACTTTTTGATATGCGAGTGGGAACTTGTAAGTATATTTGGAAAGATGTCTATTTGTCTCAAAATCAGAATGACCACCCATGAAGTCGTGATCTATCGCATACTTCATATAGTTATCGCTATATACAACTGCATGTGAAGCACTATTGTACATTAAGAGTTGATGTGTTTTACCTGCAATCACATCTGTTGGAAGTGGAAACCCGAATGTAGTTCCCAAGTTATAAATGTCGGGATTTTTCTCTATGAAAAATGTGTTTAAATCTTCAACAACCTCTGGATCTCTGATACGCTCGTCAAACTCACAATCGTCTTCTAAAAGAAGGATCCTCTTGTAGCCCCTATCAAGTGCGTGCTGAAAAACTGTCTTATTCGCGTCTTCCAAATCAATATTTGGTTTATTTTCACGCAAAGACTTTTCACACTTCTTGTAACCAAAGTTGTATTGAAAAATAACCCTTGAAGTTGGTTCGGCTTTCATGATGTGCTGATATATTTGATGCTCCCTTGGAGAATCATGCATGATGAGTACATACGTACAATCTACACTAGGATCTAAGTTACCTTTTGGAAGTCGGTACTCCCTGTAATAATAACAACTGTCCATTACAATATATGAGAAAATTTACTCATCAGGTTTAACAACTTTGAGTTCATATTTGTTTTCACCTCCGTATACAAGTTTCTTGTAGAGTTTCTTCATGAACTCGGGCATGTTGTTACCATTCGCGGTAATATCAGAGATGCCAGGTAAAAAGCAAGACATACGCCTATAGAAGAGGGTATTCTTATCGGAAGTATCCTTGGAAGCATCACCAACACGGTAATACTGTTTGTCAAACTCTCCAATGTTTTCTAAATCCTCTTTATGAGTCACCTTCATTTGGATTCTCTTATTGTCATTTTTAGCGTTGATGGCACCGGAGTGAATCAGATTCGCATCAAATAAAACAGCTTGTCCAGGTTCACACCCAACACTCTTGATTGATTTAGTTATGTAAATCTTGTTCCTCTCCTTGTGGGACTTGGGTATCACATCCAGGCATGACTTCATCTCCTCCAAAAAGAAGATGATTGTATAAGAAGGGTGTTTCATTTTGGGATTCAACATAGAACCATTTTCATCACGATGACACGTAGATACACTTGACTTTTCTATCGAGAAAATGTAGTCAGTAAATACATAATCCTCACCCAATATGGTATGAAGTTTCTTTAGAACACCTGGATGATCATGGATAAACTTTTTAGCCTCTACATACTTCTTGGAATCAACTAGACCCAAAATATAATTGATCTCACTCTCGTTGAATGCATCAAATATGTGGAACCCACTATCAACAACCTCGTCCGTCTGAATAAAGTGGACATGATTGGTTGTAGTCGCATACACACAAACTATCAGTAAAATCACTATCAATATGTATCTCATTTTACTTATAGTAATATTTTAAACACTCTCCATTCTATTTAGGTCCTCTCGGGATACCCCGTCCCTACTTCTACGTCTAACTCCGTTAAATGCACCCAACCATCTGGAAACTGTATGTTTAGAACCAGTAAGTGATGCTGCATCATCACTCACCACAATAGAGAGTCCATTACAGACATCCGGTTTGTTTTCTTTATCGGGAAATTGTACTAAGAAAGCTTGGATAGTAATAGCTGGTATATCTGGTGAATCATCGAGAAGTTTATCGTAATCTTCTCTACATTTCATAATAAACTCAACCACATTATCCCGATGCTTGACATCGAGAGAGAGTTCCATATCAATACTTCTATAGAGTTTAGACCATTGTACACACTGTGCGGAGTGTGCCTCTGAGAGACTTAAACTTTGACTAAATTTACTAATAGACGTAAGTATTCCCGCCAAAACATTTAGAAATGCGAAAAAATACTGGATAATCATAATGTTATTTTTTGTTTCGTCTGATACCCCATCGTTTCCACTCGGATTTAACACAGCGAAACCACCGACACCTGTTATACTCGCTATAACTATACTCGGGTAGGCTAACCAATCATTCTGTTTCTTGTAAAATAGGCGTGCGTGATTATGTAACCAGCGGTATCCAGCCGCCTTTTCTGCCCATTTTATAAGCAACTTTTCTTGTTTTTCACACCATTCACACTGTTCGTCTTGTTTAACACTCATATGGTCTATTATTACAATGAGAGATAAATTTCAAGTTCGGGTTTCATTTTTCCTACCCACCACTTCTTTTTTTCCGCATCCCACTTTCCACCATTTGATTTTACTATATCCTTTTCGTCAAAGGGAACATTTAGGAATATTCGCTCATGGGTAGATGTACCGGTATCTACCACCCATTCTTTAGCTTCTACTTCTGTTTTGAATGATTTATATACCGCACCTGTAAACTCAAACACCTGTTCCTTAGCTTCATCCCAAGTTGTGTAAATACCCGGGATGTGTCCTTTAACAACAGCATAAATTTTTTGTTTATTCGTCTTATCTGTTCCACCTGCAGCTCTGTAGGCTAACGTATCTACTTCTTCATTTTTAGGGTCTCCGTTATGTGCTTTTACCCACTTCCATTCAACCTTCGTTAATTTATTACGCACGTCATCAATATCAACCCATAGTTCTTTATTTTTTACAGGTTGTCCTGTTCTAGTTACCCAGTCGTTCTTTTTCCAGTTGATAATCCACGAACTAATACCATTCTTCACATATTGACTATCCGTAAATATACAAACTTCTTGGATGTCCCTCTTCAAACACTCTTCTAGGGCTTTGAGAATCGCAGTCATCTCCATTATATTATTAGTCGTGTCAGTCTGTTTACCAGATAATTTAAACAGATCACTGACCACACCCCAGCCGCCACGTCCAGGATTACCGAGACAACTTCCATCAGTGTAGATCTCATACATGATTCTCTTACGAATTAATTTTCTAAGTCTATTGTAAAAAAATGATGATGATGAGAAGTGCTGCACCATTCTTAATGCTAATTTGTTGTTTATGTTGCTCCTCTTCATTCATGCAGTCGGGGATGAAGATTCCCACTACACCTATCGCTTCTAGTACAAGTAGTATTACGTGTTTTACCACAATGTTGGGGATGTTAGGTGGTGGTTTGTTTTGAGGTGTATTCAGAGGCTTTCTTTGGTGTTTTACAAATCGTGTCACCGCAATGATCGCGGTTCTGGTACACAGAATTGATAGATGTTGCTATCTCGTTGCACGACTTTAGGGACCATCTCCCCAATTTAGGTTTTTCGGTTTTCAATAGACTCTCCAAGAGTGTCTTGAATATCATATCAAAATATGACATTTTATTTTTAAGTACCAGAAAACAATGACAGTTAAAAACAAAATATGATAAAGTCTCAGTGTATAATAGGGAGCTATCAATGAAATTCAGGGTCGTGCGTCCAAATATGGTAGTAAGGAGGAAGAGAATACAATTGTCCCGTGAAGTAGTTCGCGATTTGAAAGAAGTGAGTAAATTATCTTGTGTCAAACAGTGGGAATTTGCTGGTAATATTAAGTACAAAAATTTTGAGTTTAGTAAACCAAATATTGTTACATCAAAAAAACGAAATCGTGTAGAAGGTCCTGAAATTGATAGAGTTTGGTATTCTGAAATGTCATTTCACACACATCCAGGTAATGGTCACCACGACGGAACTATATGTGATAATACACCAATTTTTACAACCCTCCCTAGTAATGCGGATTTCGAAGCATACATCAAAGGGTTCCCTCAAATGCAAGTCAATATAATATGTGATTCACATGGATACTACGTTATTAATATCCTTAAATCGGTGTACATGAGGGCATCACCTTTACCCGAGGCTGTACATGAATACATGAGAAAGTTGCGTAGTACACCATTCATGCGTATCTGTGTATTTTCGGACAATGGAATTGAATATTTTCAGACGACTAGAAAAAACTGGAAAAGAGAAATTAATGAAAAGGTTGACCCAGAAATGTTGAAACTTTTTGGAATATCAATTCGTTATTATGGATATGACGATGAACCACCAATCGTCACTGTTTATAGGGATATAGATGTAGTGTAGAATCACCGGTCATATTTATTTAAGTTAAAGATATTTTGAGAAAATAAACTATATGATACTCGATCATAGAAACAATGTATTTTCTCAAAATGGTGAAGATGGTGTCATTGAGTATATTTTAGATAAGTTAAACATCACAGCTGGTACATGTTGCGAGTTTGGTGCTTGGGATGGAAAGCATCTATCCAATACATTTAACCTTATAAAAAATAAAGAATGGAAAGGTCTTTACATTGAGAGTGATGAAAATAAGTATAAAGATCTACTTGAAACATGTAAAGAATACCCGAGTATAACACCAGTTCAAAGTTTCGTCACCGGTGAAAATCTTGACGATCTCATTTTAAATAACGACTTTCCAGAAGATTTAGACCTTCTCTCTATAGACGTTGATAGTATTGATTACGAAATATGGAAAGGATTGATGAAGGTGAGACCAAAGTTGGTAATCATAGAACCATCCAATTCCACATCACTTTGGGAGAAGGATGTATCATACGATGGACATGGTGCGAGCCCATTCCTGATCAAACAACTTGCCAAAGAAAAGGGATACACATTTTTATGTACAACGGGAAATCTATTTTTCGTAAGAGATGACATTAACACTTTGGAACCGAACGATGAGATTGAATTCCCATGGTGGTTACCTGATGATATTAAACGAATGGTGTTTCATATAAATAATATAATACCTGATGCACACCTAGATGATTTCGGAAAAGACCTCATTAAATACATTAGAGGTGCGAAACTGGGATACATGACAAATGAATAAAATGATTTTCACGTGGGTTTAGTAGTATCTTTATCAGACCTGAAAAACTTATTAAATGGACAATTTTCACACCGCCTATGACGAATTGCACAATTAAGTGCATCTGGGTTTTTCATACACGTCTTTGCTTTTGCATTTTCTTTAGCCTTACTTCTTTGAGCATATATGCGCCTTCCAAAAAAGCAATAGGGTTGAAGGATCATATTATGATGACGTATTTCGTTTTTAAATAGCATTAACCGTGCACTTTAAAAATGATTTTTTGATTTGATTTAATTTACTAACATACCGAAACCAACAAATTAGTTGGAGAAGGCGAGGCCACCCATGCCTGACTGGATGCGGAGGACGTTGTAGTTCACAGCGAACATCTGCATGGTGGTGGAGGCAACACCGGCGGGCACAGTGACAGCGACCTGCGCGTTATCGATGCGCGAGAAGTTGCAAGTGCCGGTAGGCTGATGCTCTTCGGGCTTGAGCGCGAAAGAGTACGAGTACACACCGGGGTAAGGGTTACCAGAGTGATGGTTGTAGGCCTGGACCTGGTTGAAGTACTTACCCTTCTGGGCCTTGAAGCGGTCCTGACCGTTGAGGATGAGCTTGAAGTCGGTGAGGGGACCGACAGTCTCCTCGCGGAACTTGATGGAGGCACCTTCCCATGACGCACCAGTGCGGAGGAGGGGAACACCGGTACCCTGTCCGATGGACACGTAGGCGTTGGAACCGTGGGCAGCCTCGGGGTCGGACTCGAGGACAATACCGGAGGTACCGGGCTCCGTGGTGAAGTTCCACAGAGCGGTCGCGGCGTTGCCGGACGCTGGGTCGTTGAAGCACCAAACCAGCTCCTTGACGGGGTGGTTGTACGACAGGCGCTTGTTGGAGGTCTGACCCGCGGAGACGGTGTCCGACCCAGTGTGCTGCACCTGTTCGATCAGGTACTCGTGGCCCTTCTGGGCGAAGCGGCGACGCTCCTCAGTGTCAAGGTAGACGTAGTTGGCCCACACCTTGAAGACGTTCTTGTTCAGGTAGGTCTCCATGTCCGACGCGAGATCAAAATCAATGCGGACCTCGTGGTACTGCAGAGCAATGAGGGGCAGGTAGAGACCGGGGTTCCTGTTGAAGAAGAAAATGAGGGGAAGGTACACAACCTTGCCGTCCTCGGCAGTGGTCATCTTACCCCAGTTAGCCTTCTTGGACTCATCCAGGTAAAGCTCGGAGTACAAACGCCACCAGCGCTGGTAGTGCTTGTCGATGCGCTGACCACCGATGGAAAGCTCCGCGGAGGCGATGGCACGCTCGGCGACCCAGCAAGAGGGGGCACCGGCGAAGGTGTTGGACGAAGTCGCGTCGGACTCGAGTTCGAGGTACATGTCACCGACGAGATCACCGTTGCGCGCGACAGTCACGGACACGCGGCCGGAGTTGGCGGCGGTACCGTTGACGGTCTGCTCGATGTTCTCCATCGCGAAGTTAGTGTGGCGCTTGTAAACCGCCTGGAAGAAAGTAACCTTAGGGTTGCCAGTCAGGTAGACATCCTGGGCACCGTAAGCGACGAGTTGCATAAGACCACCGGCCATTTTGAGAGTTGTTGTACTATACACCAACATTTTTTTTATGGTTAAAATCGCATGTAATGCGAAAATATCCGTTTTGAATTTTCTCAGTCTAGGTTAAAATGTCATCACGCCCTGAAGAGGAAGAACCTATTGAAGAAATTGAGGAGGGTGAGATTGTCTCAGAGGAAGAGATTGACCTCACAGACGATGATGACGAGTATGAAATTAACGATGATGATGACGACGAGGATAACATGGATCTCGCGGGTCTCATGACATCTCTCCTGGCTACCCCCGATGGGGACACAATTTGCTCAGCCCTTGTCAATATCTGTTACCAATTAGAAACCCAAAACAAAATCCTAATTAAAATGCTATCGAAAATTCAACCTCCAAAATCGGCTTAGAAAGAAAAAACGTATTGTAATAAATTAGAATGGAGCATACCCATTTCATCGATAAGGTACCAAATAAATATGAAGCTCTAGTGGAACTTCAGAAAGAACATATCCAATCGATGAAAGATGAACAGGTACCCGTCGTCATTGATAAATTTGAACATGCATGGTCCCTGAAGACCAACGACTTTAGAAATGCGCGTGAGTTGGGGTATCGTCAATTTGTACACCCTGATAACTTCGATGAGGCTGGAAATCCAGACCCTAGTCAGATTGACATCCTGGCTATTAAGGGTATTCGTGACAAGCAGAGAACGTATCTCATCAACCTTAAGAATCACAGTAGAGACCTAAAGATCCATAAGAAGGAAGCCAATGATGATGGGATAACGATCGTCAGGCGAATTAACAACATCCTGAAGCAATTGAGTGATGGATACGAGAATATTCGTCGTCACTATACATCTTTTGAGCGTGTAGACAACCCTACTGCCCTCCCACAGTTTAGTACTTCCGGTGATCCTTCCACCATGGATGAAGATGAGGTTGAAAGTTCTACACCCTATCAGAAATGTCTACTGTATTCTCTCGATCAGACCTATAAATCTGGGTACAGGCGTTACAAAGGACAGTGTTGTGAAGAAATTAAGACTATCGAAGGACACCGGACACGCGCATGGAAACCCAAGTTTACAATTGAACAGTTTATCTACTCCCTCTCCCAAAAGGATGATGACTTTGCGATGTGGAAGAACTTTACGAGTAGAGGCAATGTTTACAGGGAGGTTGTTGACAATATGGGTAAGTGCGTAGATGCACAGTTCCCTGAAATTACAAAGCGTAGACATGTGTGGAGTTTCCGAAATGGAGTTTTTGTTGGTAAAGAGTGGATCCCTGATCGCGGGGTCCATGATTGTTGTTTTTACCCATATGAAAGCCGAGAATTCCGTTGTCTTGATCCAACCATCATCGCCTGTAAATACTTTGATCAGCAGTTTGATGATTTCTCCCACATTGAGAAATGGCAAGATATCCCAACACCTTTTTTTGATTCCGTTCTCAAATATCAACAATTCGATAAGGATGTCTGTGATTGGGCGTACGTGATGGGTGGTCGTCTATGCTATGATGTTGGTGATATGGATGCATGGCAGGTGATTCCATTCTTCAAGGGTATTGCGCGATCAGGTAAGTCTACCCTAATTACCAAGGTTTTCAAGAAGTTCTATGAGAATGAAGATGTTGGCACTCTTTCCAACAACATTGAAAAGAAGTTTGGTCTCTCTGCAATCAAAGATTCTTTCATGTTTATTGCTCCAGAGGTGAAGGGTGACCTCGCACTTGAACAGGCTGAGTTCCAGTCTATGGTCTCAGGAGAAGATGTCTCCGTTGCTGTCAAGAATAAGACTGCTGTTTCTATCGAGTGGAACGTTCCAGGGGTTTTGGGTGGTAACGAGGTTCCAAACTGGAAGGATAACTCAGGATCTGTTCTTCGTCGTATCCTCACGTGGAACTTCTCGAAACAGGTGAAGGATGCAGACCCCCAACTAGATGAGAAGTTGAACAGAGAACTACCCATCATTCTTCTCAAATGTGTGAGAGGCTACCTAGAGTACTCTAACAAATACAGAGACAAGGATATTTGGAATGTGGTACCGGAGTACTTCAAGAAGATCCAGAAGCAGGTTGCGATGGTGGCGAGCTCCCTCCACAACTTCTTGGAGAGTACTCTAATCAAATACGACAAGGATCTATTCGTGCCACAGAAGCTATTTATACAGGTCTTCAATCAACATTGTCAGGCAAACAACTTGGGTAGACATAAGTTTACTCAGGACTTTTACGCCGGACCTTTCAGTTCTAGAGACATTGAAGTCAGGGAAGAAGTGGTGACCTATAATGGACGTACATATCCAAACCAACCTGTGATCTACGGTCTAGATGTGATTGATGACAATTTGGGTTTCACAGAGGATTATTAAAAAAAATACTACTAAATAGTAATAATGAGTCAGCAGCTCAAAGAGTTTGTGAAACAGTCAGGTGTAGAGCTACGCCAGACTGGTACTCCAAATTCGGTTGCGTCAAACAACAGCTTCGCTAGAGAGCTTGAGGCTAATATGCTAAGAAGGCAAGAGTTCCCAAACCGCCTCGAGAAGAATATGATGAGTAACGCAAACTATAACGAGTTTTCAGACGCTATCAATTCTCCCAACTATAACAATCTTCCAAACGAAAACAAAAAAATGATAAACAACATACTCAGAGAGTTTGAACCACCTCTTCCAGTTTCTCAGTCCCTGCAGCTCACTTTCAGTAAGTTAAATCCAGGTATGTTCAATGCTACAGTGAATAAAGAGTTTCCCCAACAAGGTAACCTCATTGACCTAAAGAAAATACTTATGCAGGTTCCTCAACCAAGAACTTCTATTGGTGAGGGTCTTTATCTGGATACTACCCATATTATAGGTAGATTTGGTGCGATGCAGGAGGGGTTCTCTCACACACGCGAATATGGGAAGAAGGGTAATATCAATAAGAGTTTCTTTACAGTTCAGATAAAGGTTGTTATTTCCAATGACACTGAATCTAAGGGTGGTACCGTAAACATTTATAAGAATGGTAAGATTCGTTTCTCTGGTGGCTTTATAGGTACTAATATAGCCAGTCAACCAGAACTCATCAGGCGTTACATAGTTAATACCTACACTGAGAAGGAAGCTTATCTGTACAACCCATTTGAGTATAACAATCTCAGTGGTCAATTTAGGATTAATGGTAACTTTAAGGGGTTTTCTTCCATTGCTGGCAAGGTGAGAATGTATGCTTCCTCGGGTGTTACTAAGTTGAGCTACGAACCTGAGCTGTCCCCCTTTATGTACGTCAATTACAAGGGACACAAGTATAACTTTGCTCAATCTGGAAATGTCCAGATTTCCGGCTCAGCAAGCCCAGCTGATATGCTCGTTGCCTACAACGATGCCATAGCGCTCATTAAAATTATGAACACCAACGGTGATGTTGAAGTTACTGGAGAAGTTCCCAAGCAGCTCACCAAGGGTGCCGGGGCTGCACCCAAAAAGAGGGGTCCTAAGAAGAAGACGGGACCCCGCCTCCCTGTTAAGAAGGACTCCACGAAGAAGCGTGATTCGGTTTTCAAT